TTCCATAGCTGTAGAATACATAGCTAACCAATTTTGTGCTTGTTGTGGATCTATTCCACCAAGAAAGTTAGATGCATGATAAAGGGATCCATACAAATATACTGCAGGATGATTTGCGAGCATCCAATTGGATGTGTTAGAGACGCTAAGAGGTGATATAGCTTTGTAATATGAAAGATAACCAGTGTAGCTAGTATCAGGAGAAGGACCAAATCTAAAAGTTTCTGTTTCATTATCACTCTCTATTGTGTAAGCTCTAGGCTTTCCAGTTCTAGAACCTCCTTTTGTTTCAAACATATTAGCTGGTGTAATATATTCCAAAGGATATTTAACTGAGCTAGATAAAATATAAAATGATCTAACTGCAATAAATCCTGTTGGTACTGTTTCTGTTTCTGAATCTATTGTAATAGTGTCTATTTGTTCCATAGCTCTGATTCTTAACTTTGCGTTAAAATCAGCTTCTGTAAGTTTAATAAAATCGTCAGCAATCTCATCAGTTAAATCTGTTCTGTTTAACCAATTAGCTACTGATGATTTTAATTCTGAATATGATGATAATGCCATTTAACATGCCCACTTTCTTAATGCTTTATTAATTCTACTGTTAGGATCTCTAGCTGTTTTAGCTGAAGTTAATTTTTTCTTCATGCCTTTCATTCTTGCACAAAATGAGGCACGTCTTTTGCTAGTCTTAGATTTTGTTGGTGCTTTTAAAGTACCACCTTTATAACTAGCTCTACCTTTTGCATTTAATCCACCTGATGGTGATTTACCTTCTTTACGTTGCCATGCTGGTGTCTTTGCCATTACAATGATCCTTCTGCTGTTCTAAAATATCTAAACTCACTTGAGTTTAGTTTCATTCTCATAATTTTTTGTTGTGTTTCTTTAGGTAAGGCAAACCAATTTCTACTACCATTGTATTCATGTGCCCATACTTGTAAGACCAGAGGTGGAACACTAGCAACTCTTTTCATTTCTTTAGACTTAGAAAGCCATCCTTGATCATGATTGTATAAGTCTTTATTTCTTTTCAACAAAGGG